GTTTCTACTGCTATTATTGGCCTTGTGGCTGCGAGTAGCCCTTTTATTCTCAATTTAATAAAACCAGCTATTAAGAATATCGTTAAAAAACTTACAAAAAAGAAAGATAAAGTAAAATAAGTATCTGTAGATAAGTCTTACCACAGCCCGTGGCTTATCTACTTAAATTTGTGAGTATGTGGGATAACTTGATTTGGGGGAATATCAACAATAATGTCGTCACAGGTAACTGCACTAGGAGTATTAGGTACGAACCTAGCTCCAAGTTTCGCTTGCTCCGCACAAATCTGAAGACGATATAAGCTAACCTCCATCGCTAATTTTTTATATAGTAATTCTTGATTTTTTATATTAACTTCAGTTGCCTTATGACAAAGAGCAGGAGACTTGCCTAATGGAATATTAAACTGCATACTGATTCCATAATTGAGATTATAATTATCCTTCTCAAATCTAGGAGTCTCTTGAATATACTTTACCTCTCCAGTATCTTCGTCATATATATTCTGCCTAGTGACATATTCTATTGGCCTGTTAAATGACCAACTATCAGTTAAATATGGAGTGATTGTAAGACTAGGAGAAGCACAAACTATACCCTGACTCATTCTGTAAGATGGCATGGCTGATGGTGTTATCATTGTCGCATTGTTATTTACAACACCACTAGCCTGACTTTGAGGAGAAGCTACGGTTGTATTAGCCAAAACTCTTGCAGGGCAAAGGATTACAGCTATTGCCCAAAGGTAGTTGTAGTTTCTGTAGTGGTGCTTGTATTTATTTGTCTTGTTATTGTGGTTACTGTATCTAACCCTGGTGTGATTAGAGTTTCTTGGATCGAAAATGCTGCTCCATCGTTTAATATTGAAAACCGAGGTATAGCTTCTAAGTTTGGCGAAGTCCAACTAAAGTTTACTCCCCCAACTGTTTGTTGATCCGTAGTCGTAGGAGTAGGGTTGATATATCCTGTTTCAGATTTGATATTATGTCCTGACGCTGAGTATGTGTAACCTGTGCGGTATTGGTGGCTTGTGATGACTTCATTTACTACTTGTTCTGATGTGCTTGAAGTTTGAGAAGAGCCAGAACGGAATTGAGGCACTACGGGAACAGCAAGTGTTCTTATAGGTAATGCTAATAAAACTAGTAACCAAAGTCTAGTCAATGGTTATTGTGACCTTCGTAGATCCAATACAGCTAGTACCACTTCCTCCAGCAGTACAGGTATGGATTCCTGAACTTAACGAAGTGAGTGCAAGATCACCAGCAGTACCTCCTGATCCTACTGTTGTCTGTCCACCTAAGACTGGTAAAGCTGCGATACCACTAGAAGGAGTTACAGCAGACGGGGTGGCATCTCCCATAGTTACGGATTCTGTTTTACTAAATGCTGAACCTGCTGTTGTGATACTTGTATCTGTTTGAATCATTGCTGGAACGCCATTAGTTAACGAACCAACATTGATACCACCAATTTTTCCTGATGTTGTAGTGTCTCCTACAGTTACAGATGGTGTAATATTATTTCCACTAAGACTATATGTAGTTCCTACCTTATTGGTAACAACATAAGGCATATCTACAGAAATCTGTGCAGAGGTTACAAATTCCTGTTTTATATCAGCAAATGCAGCCGTTGGTAAAAATAGAAATAAAGCAAACAGTTTTTTCATTGAATACCTACCTTAGTGTCTTTGTTGTCTACTATTTTAGCAGTGTTGTTTGGCTTCTTTTTGTTAACACTGATACCGTAAGATCCTAGAACGCCACTGGTTAAACCTGCTAAAAACGCTCCGTCATTACGAATTTTATCCATATAACCAAGAGTCATCATTGCTAAAGACCAGCAAAGAATCATAAATCGGACAGCGTGACCAAAAAGTTCGGCCCAATCCGTACCTTCCTTTTCTTCTTGATCTTCCATAGAAGTGCAAACTCTTGTCTAATACTAGCATCTTAGCTATGTTTGGGAAGTAACACATAAAAAACAATGGTAAAAATCTTTAAACCTATACTTCTAGTCTTTATAAAATCTAAAGCGATGAAGAGATTGATTGTAGATTTGTTAAAAGCAATAGCTAAACAAACAGATAATACAATAGATGATCAAGCTGTTTCCTTTATTGAATCAAGAATGTTCCCAGGTTCTACTACAAATCTCTCATAAGATGAACCACAAAGAGTTCTTTAATATTCTTATTGGTAAACCACCTCTTGAAGTTGAGTTGGAAATAGAAATGAAATGCAGAGAAGTAAATGAATTATCTGAAAGTTATTTAAAAGCGTATTCTTTTGCTTTAATAAAAGAAAACAGATTACAAGATTTACTTATCATAGCTGCTATGCAACGCATACAAGATACTGAAATTAAACTGATGCGATATGAAATGGCAGAACACCATCGAAAAAAGAATCTTAAAGTGACAAAAAAATATAAAAAGAAAACTTTACTCGACAGGATCAAGGCTATGTTGGGCATGTTCAGATGATCTGTTGTCTTCCCATAACACCTTGTAATAATACATTTTACTACCTGCTGAATTTTTTCTTTCTATAGTTTCAGTAATATTGCCATACTTTTTTTTATATGTATTAGCTATGACAGAATAGTTCTTTCTAGATACACGATCATTAAGTTGGAATCTTTGTCCGATTAGCTTATTAGGCATAATTTTCTAAAACAAGGTATATTAGTTTCAAAACCAATTCTAATTATGGGAAAAGAAAAAAAGTTAGAATTATTAGAAAATCTTCAAACTGTTCTGATACAAGAACTATTAGGAAAGATAAAATGTGGTGAAGCAAAACCAGGAGATCTTAACGTAGCTAGACAATTATTAAAAGATAATGGTATAGAATGTATACCAACAGAAAAGAATCCTATAGAAGATCTGATGTCAAGCCTTCCAGACCTTGATGTAATACCTGCACTAGAAAGATAACAATATGTTTTATGGATTATCAAACAAATCTTTTTAATATTATCGAAAAAACAAAAAACGCTAAAAAACATGATCGTTTAAGATTAAAACAAAATAATTATTTAGACACTCATCACCACCCACAAGAAAAAATACAACAATTACAAAAATTAGATAAATATATTTTTGGAGATATTCTTGAATTATTTGCAGGGCAGGGTAATCTATCTGAATATTACAAACAAAAAGGTAATTTATACAAATGCACGAAAGAAATTACAGGTGATAGTTTTCAGCATTTATTTGAGTTGATAAGCAACAAGAAAACCTTTGATGTTATTGACATTGATTCTTATGGCTACCCAAGTCAATTTATGGACAATATATGGCACGTTATGAAACCAACAAGTTTATTAATACTTACTTTTCCTGTAATGGGTGTTCAATGTATCAATGGCATAGTTGAACAACATTTTATAAATTTTTGGAGATCAGCAAGACCTAGTACTGGTGATGTTGTTGGTGCAGTTACTGATTATGGTTTAAAGTATTGGTACTTACCTAAACTAATTGATGTTGTAAAAATCAAACCTATTTGGAGATATGTGTTTGAATGTGAAAGAGTAAAAGCAACAGAATTTTGTTCAACAAGAAATCGTTAAGTACAATATGAACTGTTGGCACTGTAAAACTGAACTTATATGGGGTGGAGATGACAGTGTTGATGAAGATTGCCTACCTCATTTACAGGATCAATACACAATGGTCACGAATCTTTCCTGTCCAAAATGTCATTGTGACGTAGAAGTTTATATGCCTAAATATGCAACCACTTCCTGAGAAACTACAAGACTTTAGATACTTTCTAATCATAACGTGGCGGCATCTTAACCTACCTGACCCCACACCAGTTCAATTAGACATTGCTGAGTATTTACAGCATGGACCTCGTAGAAAGATCATACAGGCCTTTAGAGGAGTGGGTAAGAGTTGGATAACTTCTACCTATGTTGTATGGAAACTACGGATGAATCCACAATTAAAGTTTCTTGTTGTCTCTGCAAGTAAGGATAGAGCAGATAACTTTTCTACTTTTACTATGAGATTAATCAATGAGATGCCTGTACTTGCTCCATTACGACCAGATGACTCTCAAAGAAACAGTAAGATAAGTTTTGATGTTGGACCTGCACACGCTGACCACGCCCCTTCAGTAAAGTCTCAGGGTGTTTTAGGACAAATGGCAGGTAGTCGTGCAGATGAGGTTATAGCAGATGACGTAGAAGTACCAAACAACAGCTTTACTCAACCAATGAGAGACAAGTTGAGTGAAGCTGTAAAAGAATTTGATGCAATCTTAAAACCAAACGGTAAAATAACCTTTCTTGGTACACCACAAACAGAACAATCTTTATATCTGACCCTAGAAGAACGTGGATATACAACACGCATATGGACTGCACGTTATCCAGAGATAAAAAACAACTATGGTGACAGATTAGCCCCTAAGTTAGCTGAGAAGCTTGCAGAAGAGCTTGTAAAGCCTAAAGATCCTGTTGACCCTGATAGGTTCTCATCAATAGATTTGATGGAACGAGAGGCCTCTTATGGCCGTTCTGGGTTCTCTCTACAGTTTATGCTTGATACAAGCTTATCTGACCAAGATAGATACCCTCTAAAACTATCAGACCTAATCATCAGCAGTGTTAATCCTGATCATGCACCAGAAAAGGTAATATGGTCTTCTTCTCCTGAGTATGTAATCAAAGAATTACCTTGTGTAGGGTTTAATGGAGACCATTTCTATAGACCTGCACAACAATTTGGTGACTGGATTGAATATACAGGCTCTGTTATGTTCGTAGACCCCTCTGGAAAGGGTCGTGATGCCACTGGTTACGCTGTTGTAAAGATGCTTAATGGAAATCTATACGTTCCTGATGCAGGGGGTCTTAACGGTGGTTACTCTGACGCAGTATTAACAACCCTATCTAAGATAGCCAAGACTAATAACGTCAATACAATCCTCGTAGAATCTAATATGGGTGGTGGTATGTTTGCAGAACTAATGAAACCTTTTCTTATGAGGTATCATCCCTGCGAAGTAAAAGACGTACGCAACACAAAGACTAAAGAACTACGTATAATAGACACCCTAGAACCTGTAATGAACTCTCACAGGCTCATAATAGACCGTAAAGTAGTAGAAAAAGACTATAGATCTAACCCTAACGAAGCACCAGAACGTAAACTAAAGCTTCAACTCTTCTATCAAATGTCTCGTATTACAAAACATAGAGGTTCTTTAGTACACGATGATATCCTAGATGCTCTATCAGGAGCAGTAGCCTATTGGACTGAATACATGGCTCAAGATGAAGACCGTAATATTAGATCTCGTAAAGAAGAATTACTAAGAGTTCACCTAGATAACTGGGGTTCTTATATGAATAACACTATTACTCAAACTGCTATGGGGATGAATCCCTCACAGATAAATAATTCTAATACCCCTAACGATGGTTTTATAAGTAATTCTTATTAACATGCACTTGTAGATAAATCTTGGGGGGGACTATAGGGGGGGTCGTTAAGTTCCTTCCATAGATAACCCATAGTTAGACTATAAATCTTCCATAGATTTGACCTTCATCAGCATCATCACTATAATCAATCCATAGGTTCTTTCACTTCACACTAGACCCTATATGACCCTTTTAGTTTCCTTCTGGGTGGTTCTATCAGGGTCTTACAAAAGATTTTTATCACAAAAATTTGAAGGGTTTACGCATATATACAAATCTAAGATTTACCCCATATATAGTAACTTTTGCAGATATTTAAGCTATAACTACAGTCTTTTATATGTAGTACTGTCATAAAGACAGCACTGCAAGTTAAGCTATACCTGGTCTCTTAAAGATTTTATAGTGTTTTGGACAGTAAAAGGACAATAATTGGACACAGAGGGGGGATATATAGGGTCTATTGTTACAAAATGTAAAGATTTATCTGTTTTTATTTTATCGATAGCGACCTATAGTAATAATTCAATCAGTACTAGAAATTAGTTTTCATAGTACTATTCCCAGAACCTTTTAAAAATCATGTCAGCACACTTAACTGATCAAGACTGTATTAATGCACTTGCGACCTTTTGGTATGAATACCACAAGCAACCAAGAAATGAAAGCCCAAAGTTAGCACTTGAAAGAGCTTTTTTAATTGCACCTGAAGAAGTGTCTTTAAAAAAAGATTACTTTGCAAGGATGGAGGATTTTAGAATTAGAGTCGATTCCAGGATTGAAGCTGAAGAACCTGTTTATAAGGGTCTAGCTTCTTGTTCTGTAGTCTTTAATTTATTATTTAACGAGAATGTAAGAAGCTTACAGGCTCGTTATCCTGACAATTACCAGGAATTAATCTCTAGTAACTATGAGTTTAAAAAGTCATCAACTGTTACTAAATGGTTATCAGATAGAGACCCTAGAGGATTAATGATGGTATGGCAGATGCTTCGAGGGTGGGAGTATCAAAGCTGCGAGCATCACGAGTTTAGAAACTCTGTTGCATATCAGATTAAGCAGCAGATTGAATACGGGATCTTAAACACACTGAAAAAGATCCATTGTCCAAATGATGAGGATAGAGTCTGGACTTCTTGGGAAGATCCTCAACTAGATTCTCATGTGGTCTGTATCTCTGATATGTTCTAAAGCTCTTTAGATAATCCCTTAAAGCCTCTACGGAGGTTTTAAAGGGTTCTCTTAACAAGTGAACCTTAATTGCCCAGTTACTAATTATTAATTATGTCTAATTCTTTTGAATCTGTTGCTAGAAAACATCAGCTAAGAATAGCTAAACAAACTATAAAGAATCCACATCTAGCTTTATTAGGTGGGATGACTTTAGAAGATGCTGAAAGAATTGTTATGGAGTCTAAAAAATGACCTCTAACAAAAGCAACCATGAAGCAGAGTTAAAAGCTGCTAAACGTGCAGAAATAGAGCGTATATGGTTTAACCAGGAGGCAACTAATAAGGAATTATCAGAAGCTTACAAAGCTCTTGACGTTAATGAAAATGAACAGCCTAGTTAATTCTAGGCTTTTATTTCTTTTTATTTTTTTTTATTCCTGGTCTTATTATCCTTAGCGAATTTTTTAATGAACCTATTAAGAATTTTTTTAGTTGAATTTTTAACAGGTTTTTTTTGAACCTAGTCCTAGATTATTATTTTTATGAAACTAAGTAGCAATCAGAGTATCCCTTGCGAATTTTTAAAGGGAGCTTGTATCTTTTTATCCGATGAGGATGAGGGGAGATATATAAAAGATGTATGTGTAGATCTTGAGAAACATTCTATTATCTTGATTGATGATGATGGCAATGGATTGTATTGGGAA